AGGACAAACTGCACATCTTCAAAACGTCGAAACGTATAAGGGGCGACCTCGCAAGATGTTGGCGAGGTTGGTCCCTTATTTCGCTGAAGACGGAAGCCTTATTGTCCCTGAGCCTGTGAGCGTTACTGCGATTCCAACACGAAAACTGACTTCAAAAGTCAACATTAGAAAGATTATTGCAGAAAATACTGAGATGCAAGTTTCAAAGAATGCAATTATGTGGTTACATGAGCAGTTAGAAGGTATCTGTGAAGCCTTAATCAGTCAAGCAGAATTAAAAGCAGAGTTCCATAACCATAAAAGAATTGAACCAAGACATATTCAGCATGTCCCAATCCCTGAAAGCGCACCGGATTATGTATATTCGAGTCATGATGATTATGTTAAGGATGGAATCTGATGTATTCGGAACCCTTAGTTACTGAATGGCTAGAGAAATATGATAACGTAACATCTTTTTCTTTTATGGTGTTCTTTAAACTAACAGAAGAAGAAATGATGTTACTTTCTAAGGGTTTAACAGTTAGACTATTGTTCCTAAGTAAGAATGGTGAATTTGCATTAGTGCATGATGAAGTGGATGAAGAATTAGCAAAAGCATTAGGAACATATCAAGGAATCAATCTATGCTTTATTTTTCCCGGAGATTATTCTGATTTAGAAGACATGGTTGAAAACACGGTGTTAGAAGGACTTGAATTCCTAAGATTAAAAGGAGAATACCTTGGGATGGCGAAGGTGAAGGACAATGTTTAGTAAAGAAAACCTTGAAGGTATCTTTCTTAGTTTGGCTAAGACTGAAGTTTCAATCGAAAGGGTTGATTCATCCAACATTGGTTATAGAGTTAGGCTAAGAGTAAATCTTCGTTCCGATTCTGAACCATTCTTGTTAGGCATTAAAAGAAGTCTTCTTCAACACGATATTGATTCCGTGTATAAACAAAGTGAGCATAAGACTAGACCAAGACCCATCTTAAGAATCGGTGGGATTAAGAATCTGTATAAACTGTGTGAAATTGTTTCACCTGAGTTACCAGATTCAAAGCAAGAATGGAAACCATTTAGAGAAGCAGTATCTTTAGTTTCAAATGGAGAACATCTTAAATTAGAAGGAATTGAACAATTGTTTAGAATTAAAATGGGAGAGAATTGGAATGGGGCTGACTAGTGCAAAAACAATAAGACCAATCTTAGTTACCGGAAAACCCGGATATGGAAAAAGCACGAAGGCAAAAACCTTCTGTGAAAATCCTTTGTTGATGTTCGCTAACGAAGTGGACACAACAGACATTGGTTCTCATCCGAAAGAGGATGGAATCATTATTGAAGATGTTCATCATAAGCCAAACAAAGATGACATTTTACATATCCTTCGAAACTATCGAGGACAGGTGGTGTTGACTTCAATCAATGAAAAATCTGTTCCTAAAGAAATCAAAGATATGTGTCAGATTAAAAGAGCGGGAAGAACGAATCACTTAGCCAATCAGATTCTTTCTATTGCTCCAAACTCTGAAGAACCTGTTAAGAGCGACATGGATGTTTTTAGTCTATGTATGGAGTTCTTGAAGAGCCGAGATAGGGATGAAGTGATGCATAAACTTAAATTTAATGCTCATTCAGATACTCAGATTCTTTCTTGGCTGAGTGAAAATATGCATCCAAATAGACTTATCTTTGTGGATGGCTACGTTAAACGTAGGTGGTCAAGCGATTACTTTTGGGAAATGCTTGCCTATTCTCACGAAGGAGGACACGTTGGAAGAATGAACTTTCCGAAAAGGTTCAACTATTCTAAGATTCCCTACATCTGTAGAAAATTAGGGGTAAGGGACGAAAGGGTTCTAAGACAGTTACTCAAAGACGAAGACTTCAAAAATTGGGCCAAGTCAAAACTAAATAATTCAGAATGTCGTATGCTGAAGATTGGAGAAAAGAAGCGACGAAAGAAGACGGACCCTGTTCGTTATGATACAGGGACGCTAGATAAATTTATGTGATTTTTATGCAAATTAAAAAACATGCGAAACGAAATAAAAAGATTGTGGATGGTTGTGTTGAACTCATCTTAGAAGAAGGAAGACCTCTTCCAACATCAACACTAACCTCTATGCTGAGATTTAAGATGCCGAAAGGTTGGTTACCAAAATCAACAAGGGTAACTGCAAATGTCTTAGCAAAGTGTGACTATGAAAAGAAACTCAGGCTAGTGCCTGAAGATATCAACAGGCCAAAGAATAAAAGGTATCTTTGGACTGTTAGAGATGAATGGAGGAATTGAAATGCTATGGACAGAGAAATATAGGCCAAACAATCTAAACGATATTGTCGGTCAAGAACACTTCACAATGGATGCTAAGTCTTGGGTGGAAGAACGTAATATGCCTAATGTATTATTATTCGGTAATCCCGGAAATGGTAAAACTGCGGCAGGAATCGCTCTAGCAAAGACAATGCTTGGTGATGCTTTCCGAGATAATTTTGTGGAAGTTAATGCTTCGGACGACAGGCGATTAGAAACCGTAAGGACCACTATTAAATCTGTGGCGCAAAGTGGAACCATTGGCGACGTTCCTTTCCGCATTATGTTACTTGATGAAATGGATGGGATGACTTCGGATGCACAAAACGCTCTTAAGCGAATCATGGAAAGGTATTCTTCGAATATTCGTTTCATTATTACGTGTAACGATAGAAACAAGATTATTTTTGCGCTTCAAAGTAGGTGTGCAAATTACAGGTTCAATCCTTTGAGCCACGAAGTAATTCTTGAAGTTCTTCAAACTATTCTCAAGAAAGAGGAAGTCGAGCGTTTTAGCGAAGATGAATTGTCGTCCTTTATAGCCGGTGGCTCCCTAGACTTAAGGAGGGCGATTACTGAAGTCCAAGCGGCTAAGGCAAGTAATACCTCACTTCAAAAGCAAATTGAAATTGGTCTAGAAGAATATTCTGAAGGACTCGAATTACTATTATCAAATAAAAATTCCGCTCTTCTGCACTTGCAGAAATTGTTAGTTCAAGGTAGGTCAATCAAAGAAATTTGCATCGGCTTACACGACGCAGTAATCAACAACAAGACTCTTGAACCAAAAATCAAGTTTAAGTTCCTAAGAGCAATTGGCGAAGCAGAATGGCGGTCCACAACTATGACTCCGAAGGTATTACTTTCGTGGATGGTTGGACAAGTATAAAACAAAAAATTACCTGAAGGTGAATAAAATGAATGAAAAAACAAAGAAAGAAATCGCAGACTCCCTGCAATACATTGGGATGACGCAAGAAGAAGCAGAACAAAAATATGAGAACATCTGTAACGAAAACGGCTATGAATTGTCTGACCCTCTGGGTTTGGCTCTTTATCGCAGTTTCGTTATGCAACACCGACGTTCTCAGAAGCGACCAAGTAATTCTGGCGGGGATTCTCTCGTTAAGAAGTGTTTTGGTTTCTTCGTCGGTCTTGAAGCACCACGCGATACTCTCGCTTGGAAGCGTCGAAAGGCGAAGGAAGAATATAACCGCGATGTGGATAATGCTCTAGAAAAGGGTATTGTTGCGGTTGCGACTCAAAACGCACTTGGAAAGTGGACCGTTTCGGCTTATCGAAAGGGCGAATATCAGGAGAAGGTTATGACTAATCTTCCTCCCGGCGCAGAAGAAGGAAATGATGGACAATATTATATTCCTCTTGATGATACCGAGCGATACATGAATGGTGCTGAAAACAAGAATTTCGGTAAGCCACTTGCTCCTGAAGAATACCGTCGTCAAGGAATCTTTTATGGTTCTGTTGATGGTGGCGAAATGGAAATCCGTCCATTCTCGTATAAGCGAAATCCATGCTTGGAGTTTGCACCAAATACATTTGAATGGGTTCACTTCCTCGCTATCCCAAACGAGAACGGTAATCTTTACGGAATGACCGATACGACTCTAAACAGTCTTATCTTGAACAGTTCGTTATCTCCTGATAACTCTGATTACCGCGACATGTCTAACTTCAACGTTGAAGATTTCCTCGTTGATTCTTTGAAGGAAAATGTTGTTTCTCTTGTGGACCTCGACCGAAAGCACATGGAGAACCTGCAAAAGCCGTATAACCAACGCTTTATCGTAACTGATGGCGTGGTCTGTAACATGAATATGACTCCGACTTCTAACGGAAACCGGATTCTAAACATTACTGACCTCAACGCTGAGTTTGATTATGAAGGTAATGGCGTAGTTACCTGTTGGATTCCAGAACACATGGAAATTGATTTCGGTATCGGTTCATCCGTTATTGTTATCGGCAACACTTCGCAACGAACCGTTGATGGCGAAACCGAACCTGCAACCATCAATGCTTCTGGCCTTTATGTGATTGAGCGTAAGGGTTCAGTCGTTGAGGCTTCTCCTGTTGAAGAGGAAGCCTACGATTGGTTCTGATTTAAACTACCGTGTAAGCGTGGCGGTTGAATGACGCTCAATAGGGTGCGAAGCCCTCCCTTTGGGGGAAAATAAAATGATTAAAGAAAATAGATATTTTTTACATCCAAACAATTTTGTTGTTGACTTATTTAATGTTGACTTCATCACGTTTAGAGAAAACGAAAAGAAAACAGGCGAGTATTGGATTAAGTTCCATATTGGCTCAAAAGAATGCAGATATAAAGCAGACGGACAGAAAGAAGTCGCAGATATCCTCAACGTTTGGGGAGATATCCACGGCAAGAATTTAAATGTCGAAGAATTTGAAATTGGTGGTAGTCATGGGACTTTCTGATAGAAAAAACACAAATGCAGCAACAGGGTCATTTAAGGACAGACTTGAAGCACATAAAGCAAAACTGATGCAGGATAAGAAGTCCCGTATGGTTTTGGGTATTTGGGGAGAACCAAAGACAGGAAAGACAGGTATTGCTCTTGATTTTCCTGACCGTCCAATTTATGTTTTAGATTGGGATATGGGTGTTCAGTCCACTTGGATTGAACATCATGATGCAACGGATAGAATTACCGTGTATTGTCCTATCGAAAAGAACAAGGAGAACGTAACCGACATTAATGCTTCTGAAAAGAACTCTCACGACTTTATCAAATATGTTCGTGAGAAAATTGATGAAGGAGAAAACCCAATCTTTGTTATTGATGGCGTGGACTCTTGGTTTGAAGCCTGTATTTTGAAGGTTAATCCTAACCCTACTGTGGTCACAAAGATTATGCCTTTCCAATATGGTGCGCGAAACAAGACCTTCGAGCATTTGATGATGGCGATTTATCATCTTCCGTGTGATGTAATCTTCATTACACACGAAGCAGAAAAATACGTTGATAACTCACCCGTTGGTGTTCAACCAAAGTGGCGTGATTGGGGCGGAAAACTTGAGCAAGAAATTCATTGTTACCGCAAAAAGGTAAAGGGTGAAATTCACTATATTGCTGAGTTAGTTGGAAGTCGAACCAACGGTAATCTTGTTGGGACGCAATTTACTACGAG